GAAGTCTCGACGGTCTCCAGGAACTGTCCAAACCCGGCGCTCCAGCCTGCGATCAACCCGTCGAGCATCTTCCTGCTCATCTCCGGCATCTGGCTGATCAGGGTTACAAAAGCTTGGAAGATACCTTCCCCGAGCGCCCCAACCAGTTGCACGCCCGCCAGGATCAGTTGCGGCAGGCAGGTCAGGATCGCACCGACGATCTGGACCACCAGCCCCGGCAATGCCTCCAACAAGATCGGCAATGTCGTGACAATACCATCCAGGATGATCGGGATCATCTTGGCTCCGGCTTCGATCAGCATCGGATTTGCCTCCAAAAGCGCATCCAGCAATGAGGTGATCAGCTTCGGTAATGCCGCCACCAGGATCGGCAACGCAGTCATGATCCCCTCGAGTAAGCCCAGCATGAGTTTGATCCCAGCATCGATCAACAATGGCAGGTTGTCGATCAAGATCTGCACCAGGTCTATCAACACCTGGACGATCTGCGGGATCAGCGTCGGCAGCATGCTGGCGATCCCATTGATCAGCGTGATCAGGATCTGGATACCCGCCTTCAGGATGATCGGCAGGTTTTGCAGGATGAATCCCACCAAGGTATTCAGCACATCCACCGCTGCGGTCACGATGGCAGGCAGGTTGGATACAATCCCGGTAATGATGCCCTGGACGATTCCCAGGCCGGTCTTGAGCATTTGAGGCAGACCATTGGCGATATCGGTGGCGATCTGGCCCACCAGTCCTCCCACGCCTTCGGCGATCTTGGCGGTATCTCCGCCTGATTCCTGCACGATCTTGTTCAATGTGGTGACGTACCCCTGCGCGCCGGTCACGATGCTCTGGAAAGTTGGAACGAATACGGATGCCAGCGATCCGAGTACACCGGTCGCACTGGCTTTTAATCCATCCAGAGAATCTTGCAGATTTGCAGCCCCATTGATGGCCGCATCGCTCATGACCGCCCCGGAATCGTGTGCCTCCTGCCTCAATGAGGCCAACTCGGCCGCACTGGTTTTTATAAGCGGGTTCAATTCCATTGCCGACCGGCCGAAAAGCTGCATGGCAACGGCGTTGCGTTCCGTCTCGTTCGGCATTTTGGCCAGCGCGGCGAATACCTCCGCCTGCACTGCTGCACCATCCCGCAGTTTCCCGTTTGCATCTATGATCGATACACCCAGGGCGGTAAAGGCATCCGCTTGAGCGCCGGTCCCGCCTTGCGCCGCGTACATATTGCGTGTCAGGAAACTCAGCGAACCGGTCATGGTATCCAAAGTGACCCCTACCTGCTTCCCGATGTAATCCATTTCCTGCAGGTCGTTGACGCTGATGCCCGTTTTAAGAGAGAGTTCGGAGAGTTCATCTGCGGCCGCGGCTGTTTTCATAACCAGGCCTGTAATCGCCCCCACGGCCGCCCCCGCCCCTACAACGGCTGCCTTACCAATGGTAAGCAGACCTGTGCCGATCTTCCCGGCAATGTTCGTGGCGTTCTTCTCGGCCCCTTTCAGTCCCTGGTTCAGAGGGTCTGAATCCAGTCCGAGGGCTACCATCAAGCTCATGACTGTTCCTGCCAAGTTATTCCTCTCTCAGGTCTTCTCCGCCGAAAGCCTCGGTGATCATCGCCGCGAACTGGATCTGCTGTTCGGTGGATTGTTCCTGGTTCTCGAACTTCGGCATGAAATCGACCGGCTTCAGCGTCTTGCTGCCCTTCTTGCGGTTCACGTTGGCAACCGTTGAGGCGGTGATGGCGTGTCCCAGGAATTCCGCATCCGCTCCGAACGGCTCCAGCTTATAGAAAGCCATCCATTGCGTCAGTTCCTTGCTGGAGATCCTGGCCAGCAGTTCCGCCACCGTGCAGCCCAGCGCCAGGGCTAGGCGGAAACAGAACCTTCTAAAGGGTCGTTCAACTCTTTAGTGAGTTCTTCCACATCTGCCTGTGATAGCCCAGAGAGCCTCCGCGCCACCTCGAAGATGCGCTGGAGTGCTCCGGCGGATTTCTCCCCCAGGGCCTGCACGTCCGCCTCGGTGAACATGCGCACTCTGGATTTATCACAGATGGTCAAGGAGGCCAGCCGGGCGCGCACGTTATTGAAATTCGTTCTCTGCGACTTGCCCCGAAACTCGACGATCGATCCCTCGAACTTGTCTCGCTCCGAGCCGGTCATACCTTTGACAAATACATTGCCGCCCCATTCAGGGACGGATACTTCCTCGATCTTGATATCCTTGGCATCCAGGATGGCATCACGTGTGAGAATCATTATTTTCCTCTTTTGTAGGGGCGACCTTCATGGTCGCCCATTCATATTTACGCCAGCGTGGGCGCGCCGGTCAGTTTCAGCGTGACCGAAGCGGTCAAGGCGCCATCCGCCGGTGCGGAAGGCTCGAAGCCGGTCACCAGGGCGCTGAAGCTCCAGGTCACCGCCGCGGTGGATGGGAACACGATCGAATAGGTTGTGGCGATTTTGGAGGTCAGATCATAGAGCAATCCGCCGCTCGAATTCTTATGTGTGGCCTCGTTCGGGTCATAGACCAGGTCGAGCGTCACCTCGCCGCTGCGCAGGATCGTGCCGACCACTTCCTCCCAGCCGCTGGCGCTGTCGTGCGTTGTGACGTCTTCCGTGTCCAGCGACAGCCCCGGGCCCGAGATATTCTTAACCTGGGCGATCGTGGTGGCGCCTCTTTTGAATAAAGTCCCAAATGCTGCATATTTGCTCATATAACCTCATTTTGCACTTGAATGAGTGCATGTTTTTTATTCCAATAGGATTTGGCCGAAAGGCTTAAATTCTTCCGGTGTTCTTGTGTATGGGGTTCCATCTTCTTTCTAGGTTCACCAGGTTTTTTCTTTTGTCGGGATTCTTTAATCGGTTCTCCTTTCGCGCGCCGCCTATCCCAATATGCTTTTGTTGTTGCGCTTAGTTTTGCGCAATGTGCGGCTTTGCTTTCTGAGGTAAATGTTTTTGGTCTTGAATTTGGATGATGCATATTCTGTTTATGTTCTTCTGTCAGATGAGGACGAAATCCAGGACGTTTTCTGCCAATTTGATTTTTATGGGACGCCTCTCCAACTTTGCGCTTTGTTTCATCCGACATCTTTATACCTAAATTGGATTCTGCCTTTAGCCGTATATTGAACAATTTTTCAGAATTGTACAAATCTAAAAGAGATTGTTCATATAACAGACAATTCTCCGGGTCACAAAAAAGCAAAACATCAAACTTATATGAACTCAATCCGTACTTATTGAATGCGTTTTGGAGATGTTGATTGGGATGTCTACCGTGATTCAGATTTGATAGATGGGATTTCCTTCTATTAACAATATTCACCCCTGACCCAACATATCTTTTCTCTGAACCCGCGAAAGTTATTCGGTAAACACCGCTATTCATTTCTATTTATACTTTTCCTCAAACCAATGTCGGCGCACCCGAGATCTTGAGCGTGACGGATGCGGTCAAGGCGCCGTCGGAAGGCGATGCCGGTTCGTAGCCGGTCACATATCCGCTGAACGTCCAGGTATACGGGCCGGGGAAGGTCAACTGGCAGCGGGTCAATTTCTTGTTCTCATAGCGGTCCGCCAGGCCGTCCGTGGCATGGCTGTGGCTGGCCGCGTTGGGATCATAGACCAGGTCCAGCGTCACCTCGCCGCTGCGCAGGATCGTGCCGACCACTTCCTCCCAGCCGCTGGCGCTGTCGTGCGTGGTCACGTCCTCCGTGTCCAATGCCAGCCCGGGCCCGCCGATGTTGCTGACCTGCGCCACGGCCGCATAAGCCACCCCGGCGTTGGTATGGTTGGAGCTGGCGTCCGGTGTTAATCCGGTGCAGCTCGTATTGGTATAGGCGATGTTGATCGCGGCGTTGTTGGCGGCCGGTAGTTTGCAGGTCAAGATCAGGTCTTGGCCGTTCGACGTGATGATGAAATGGTCCGTCAAAGTGGCCTCCAGGTTGAGCGCCGTGGCGAACTTTCTCGCCACCGTGTCCGCCGTATCGGCCGATAAGACCGCCACAACCACTGCAACCGGCGATTCAGCCACCAGTGTGGTGGCCGTTACGGTAACGGTGGCATTGCCCGCATCCACGATCGTCCCGACGATCACCGCCGTTTCGACCTGCCGGGTGCCGGTATTGAAAATGGTTCCAAATGCAGCTTCTTTCATGGTCTACTCCTCTTGCCAGATTTCGTATTCGCTCCGGCTCCTGTATAAGTCGGTTTCAGTTTCATAACTTGGCACTTCCTCCTGCACCAGCGCTGCCCTGATCGAAATGGCGCCTGTGCCGAGGCTGCCGGTCTTGCCATTCAACGCCGCCCGGATCGCATCCGCCACCGCCTTCACCGAGGCTTCCGTCGTTCCCCAGGCGTCGATCTGGAAGCGTGGGTGCGCCAGTGTTCCGGTGGCGCCGCTCATGTCATGCGTATGCAAACGCGGCGTCGAAATGCGCTGCTTCGTGATGCAGGGGAACGTCGAGCCTTGCTTGATGCGCATCCCGTAAATGCGGGTCGATACCAGAGCTGTGATCCCGGTGGTCGCATTGAAAAGAACGCCCAGGCCCTCTTCGATGGTTGTGGTGGTCACAGTGCACCTTCGATCGCCATCTTGACTTGGTACCCGATCGCCTGTTCGATCTCGCTTTTATGCTCGTCCACGGCCGGGCGCAGGTATGGCCGGGCCGGAAGATGCACGGCGAAAGCAAAGATGCGTTCACCGTCTTCGTTCACCCAGGAGAGCATCTTGGCGTGCAGCGGCTTGACCGTCCCGCCGAATTCCTGGATGGCGCCATAGACCTTCGATGGGCCCACGTGGACTTTGGCGCTGGTTTCGCTCTTCTCAACCAGTTCGGTGGTGATGCTGCCGCCCAGTCCGGCGCCGCCGGTGGACTTGGAGCTGAAGACCCTGGCTACATTGATCTTGGCATTCGCCTCGATCACCTGGCCGCCAGCCATCAGCGCCTTCGCCAGCAGCTCGCCGGTGATGGCATTCTGTACTTTTGGAATATAGTTATACAGAACGTTCACTTTTGCCATTGCAGCTCGGTTTACTTCCTGGTTCGCTTCGCCGGAACCTTTTTCGGTGCGGCGGTCGGCTTGGAACCTGATTCAGGGCTTGCTTCGGTGAAATCGATGATCTCAATGCCCTGTTCCCGTATCCATTCCTTGGCCTTCTCCGGGGTAAATTTTTTCGGGTCGAAGGTGATCGAATTCACCTCACCGTCTTTGCTGATTGTTGCTGAATGCTTGTCCATCTTTTACTCCTTTTTTACCTTGCTGAATATGATATTACGTCTCCACTCTCTGTAAGAGCAACCTTATCCCGGACGGTCCTCGCTGGATCGGTGAAACGATATTAAAAACGAATGCGATGGCCAATGTCTCGCCATGACGCTTCGTCACCCGGAACCGGTCCCCGACCGTTGGCGTGGCGGTGATCGGCAGCCGCACGGTGGCGTCATAGGTCGTGACGGTCAATTGCGGGCCAAACCGTTCGCTTCCGGAGCGCATGTCAAGGCCGCAAGCCAGGTCGGCGCTGTTGGTTGGGAAGGTCTCCACTGCCTGGTCAAAACTATCCAGCGTCTGGGTGCGCGGCTGGATATTGCCGGTATCGAACATGGCATTTTCCTGAGCGCTGCGCAAGCGGGTGAGTTCGGCGGTCGATAGACTATTCATGCCTGGTTCGTCTCATAGGTGCGTTCACGTGCCACGTCTGGGATCTGCGTGATCGTCTTCGGGCTGCGCCTCGAGCGGTGGTAGCGCGCCTGGCTCATCATATGTTCATAGACCTGGCTGCGGTTCAAGGTGGCGCCGTCCGCGTTGAAGTCGTAATCCACCGACACGACCGCCGCCTTTTCTTCCCAGATATCCGCTGCGGCCGCATGCAGGTCATAGGTGGCCATCCAGTCCGGGTTGACCATCATCGTTTCTGGTATGGTCATGGATGGCACCCGCGGCGATTCGCCGTTCTCGTCCACCAACGGATACGTCTCGATATAGGTCGTAATGGCTGCGTCGGAATAAGTTGTGGTGAGCGGTTCGTTCACCATCCGGCGTATCTGTGCGATCTGGGCGGCAGTTACCGAAGTTGTCATAAATCATTTCCTTCAGGTGATGGACGGGAGGGCCGTCCATCACCCATGGGAGGAGAGAAGAATCGGTTATGCCAGGCGGATATACTTCAGGAACAGGGTCGCCTTCAACCCGGTGGAAACCTGGGCGGCATTTGTGACGGTCAGGTATTCATCCGCTGGCCAGATGACGCCGTTCTGTGCAGAAATCGCAGCCGCTTCGGAAGCGCCGCGGGCGACGATCGTCCACATGGTGCCATCCCCGCCGTTCCAGGGGAAGTCATGGACAATCTCTTCAGCATCCACGCCGGTCGCGGCCAGACCAATATTCCCGGTAGCCGCGGCGTGGGCGCCCTCTTCGAGGTACAGCCAGCCTTCGGTGATGAAGAGAGCCACGCCTTCAGGGTTTGGAACGGATCCCAGGCATTCAGCGGCAACCGCAGTTCCCGCAATGTCGATTTTCAGGAACCCCGTTTGGGCTCCATCTTTATTAATTGTTACAGTCATGGTTTTTTCTCCTTTTCTATTTCTTTCTCCCCTCTCCAAATCCGTATTTGATTTGGAGAGGGGCTGGGGGGTGAGGCTAAGTGGTCAGGTTATTCAGGGCGATCGGTGCAACGGCTCCGCCCACTGCCGCGCCGTGCGTGAAGACGTAGGTCGCCACGTCGGTGAAGGCTGTGCAGCCAAAGGCGGTATTGAGGCCAACGAGCTGGATCTGGTGGTACATCGTCGCGCCGTCTTCGATGGCGTGATCGATCTTCGTTCCACCCGCTCCGGCGCCGGAGTTCATCGCCAGGTTGCTCCAGATGCATTCCTCGAAGATCAATTGCCAGAGTTGGGTGTCTGCCGCGATGCGTATTAGCACCTTGCCCGCATCCACGGATTGCGACAGGAACTGGGTCTTGCGGAAGTGGTTGCGCTTGCAGTTGGTTCCGCTCAGGATCAGCTCGGCGTTGTGCGCCGTGCGCTCGATGGTTGAGACGCCGATTGCGCAACGATCGAAGAAATTCTCGGGTCCGGTCACATGCAGGGAATAAGCTCCCGCCTGTGCTGCGGCGGTCAGGTGACCCATGCCAGCGGCGAAGAAGTTCTTGAAATAGTTTCGCATCCCGGAAACGATCGCCGCGCCGGATGTTTCGGCAACGTCATTCTCGTTGAAAGCCTGGATGTTCTTGACGATGCATCCGCTGCCCTGGAAATCGATCAGGTAATCGAGATCCACGCTAGGCAAGCCATAAATGCGTGCTCGCTGGCCAACGCCCGGAAGATCTCCTGTCAGGCCGATCAGGTGGGTGTAACTTTTATCCCAGTTCAATTCGGCCGCTAGATTGCAGGCGGTTGGTCCGCCGACCACCAGCACCGCATCATTGTGGTTGGTTACGCACAGATCCTCGGCAGCCTCCAGGGTCGCCAAAGGACGTTCGAACGTCTGGCCATTATTATCATCATCGCCATGACCTGTTTGGGGGTCCACGATGAACAAATGGCTGTGAGGGCCGCGTGGGATACCCACCACGGCTTTGTAAAGCTCTGCACCTTTCGGGTAAAGACCCATTTTTCACACTCCTTTTCTTTTAGTCCATAATCTCCATCCCCCCTCTCTTGATCGCGTACTTCGATCAGGGGAGGGGCCGGGGGGTCGGGATTATGCTGTCAGATAAGCAAACGGGAACCGGGTGGCATCAGTCTGGTTCATCCGGTTTTTGGGGTTCGGCAAGGCAACGCCCAGGCGGATCACTGCCCGCAAGGCCACCATGTCCTGCTGCGCCAGGTTATAGATAATCGCCCCGCTTCCATCCTGGATCACGGCCTCGGTTAAGATCTTCCAGGTGATGTCCTGGCGGATGCTGTAGACCAGTTGGTTCCATTGGCCCGAGATCAGCCAATAGGTCGAGCTGAGCGATCCATCCAGCGGGAACTCGCACGGCGCCCCATCCAAATCGTACTGGCCGCGGATCTGCATGGATGGCAGGAAGATCGGTTTGCCGTCCGCATCCCGCACGTTGCGCAGCTTGCGCCGCATGGAAATATAAGCCAGGTGGGCGCTCGCCATGAAGCCGTCATCTTCAAGCAGGCCCAACAGGCCGCTGGTCCCGCCTGCGTCCTCGCCCAGGATGGCTTCGTACAGGTCGGTATAGGCCGCCGCGCTGACGTTATGCCCGGCTGCCAGTGCGCCCGCGATGATCCCGGCTGCGCCCAGGTTGGTCGTCCAGCTTGCCGGGATGTTGGTCCCATACAGCACCGCCTGTGTGATCGCCACGTTGATTGCTGCGACCAATTCCGGCTTCACTTCATCCCAGATCGGATAGGCGGAATCATCCAGCACTGCTTCCGGGATCGGCACGATCACCGCCAGTTCCTCGGCATCGAGGTACTTATTCGTCCAGTCCAATTCACTGGTCTGCTTCAAGCCGGTGTCACCGGACACGAAATAAGCATGCGCTATGGCATTCAATACCGGCATGCGCTTCTGCGCTGCGCTCATGTTCGGCAGGCGCCGCGCCAGCCGCATCAGCGTGCCGGTTTCGGCGACGCTCTTGATGATCTCGTTCGATACTTCCTGCGGGATCAACGGACTCGCGTCAGTCCGTGAAATTTGAGAATTGTATGGCATGTCAAACTCCTTTTTTATTTTTGTCATTGCGAGGAGTGGTCTTCTCGACGAAGCAATCTCCTCTTGATGGTTTTACTAAGAACGCCCTGCCGCTTGGCGGATCAGTTTGTTCATGTCTTTCGCGCCTCCAAGCGCGCCTTCTGTTCCACTACCGGCATTCCCATCCGGTACCGGCTTCCCGCCGAATAGTTCCGGGTAATCCTTCTTCATGGCTTCGAAGTTCACCCGGTTCTTGCTGTCGAAAAGTTCCTCGTCGGTGGCCACCAGGAAAGCCAGTTTGATGTTGCTGACTCCGGCGCGATGGGCTTCCTCATAGAAGTCCGCCCGGCGGTCTGCTGCAGCGACCTGGTCTGCCATGCCTGTCAGTTTCTTCTGCGCCTCGCTGCCAGCCTCGGCCTTCGTGGCCATGACACGTAGATCCTTTTCCAAATCCTTGCGGCTCCCCCGCTCGGATTCAAGCGCAGTCTTCAGGCCGCCTTCCCAGGTGCCGAGCATTTTCTGCACATTCTTGGGCTGATCTTTTACCCATTTCTCGTATTCCAAATCCTGTTCGCTCGCGGCTACCTGTTGGCCGCTTCCCGCGGCCTGCTGGCTGCCTGCTGCTTGCTGGCCCTGCTGCTGGCCTTGACTTCCACCGCCGGATCCCCCGGCATTTGCTTGGTACCATTTTGTGAACATCCCGTTCTCCTGTGCCGAAGGCGGCGTCCTGCCGCCCCCGGCCACTTCGACGATGTGAATCGTCGAAGTCTAAATTAATGAAGTTCCTCAACCGGCGTCGGGACGAACGCTCCGCCCCACACCGGGTCAACCACGTGTTTAACCATGTTATCCAGGCTGGCCCCATTCTGCCAGGCTTCGAATCGCCCTTGTCCCAGGATATCCGCCTGCGTTTCCTCATCTTGCATGGCGAACCAATCCTGTCCGCCGGTCCAGCTCGGATCATCGATCCCTTCCACGCACGGCACTACCATGCAGCGTCCCTGGTTGTGCTCTTCGAATTCAGATTCGTTATCGAAGCGCTCACCTTCACTGAACAGGCAGCCTGCGCATGTGTTTCCATCATGCTTGGCAAGCCGTTTCCAGCCGTTCACCACCCCGGAATTCCGATATTGTTCCAGGCTGGAATGGCTGTATGCTCTCGAACTTTCCGTCCTCGCCGTGTTCAGGGCATGGTTGAGTCCCATCCCGAACCCATCCCGCATATCCTCGGCGATCTTGATCGGGCTTAAGCCTTGCGCCAGCCCATCGATCAGCGCCTGGGTCAAACCATCCGTCGCATCTCCATAGATCCGTCGCAGGTACTGATCCAACGGGGTCCCATCTCCGGCCAGCCCGATCATGGTCTGCAGCGCATCCTTCGGAAGGATGTCGAAATAGCTCCCGATCATGCCCGAATCTTGGTACACCGCTCGAATGGCATCCGTCGCATTGCTGATCCCTTGCTCGATCGAGGTCTCCTGGTATCTGCTGATGGTCCCGTTGGCATAATCGATATATTTCTTCATCTCGGCATGCGCCTGGTAGACCAGGTTGTTATACCGTTCATATTGCCGGACCAGCGCTGCGCTCGGGATCTGGCCAGCCTTCAACGCTTGCTGGATCTCCGCCGCCAACGCAATCATCTGGGCTTCGAGCGCCTGTTCCATGCGCACCCACCGGCCGGACATTGCCCTTAGGATGCTTTCTTCCTGCGCCAGGATGGCAGCCTTATGGTCACGCATCACCTGCACCACCAGCGGATCAGGCAGCATTATTCACGCCTCCGTTCTGCTGGGTTCCACTATTCCCGTTCTGGATGGGACCGCTGTTCTGGGCTCCATTCTGGTTTTGGTCGAAATTCCTGCGAGCCTGCTCCAGGTATGCGCTGGCCATGTCGGCCTTTTTCTTGTCGGTCTCCGCCTGGTCTTTCTGCATTTGCTTGATGAACTCCTCGCTCTTGCCTTCCTCCCGCAGGACGGTAACCAGCGGCATTCCGGCCGACACATTCATCGCCCGTGTCTGGGATTGTGTGGATGGTTGGATCGTCTCCGGCTTGTCGAATACCGGTTCCACTTCCTCAGGCTTCACTTCCTGACCGGCCACTTTAAGCATGAACAAAGCCACCTGCTTCCAAACCGGGATGAACCGGTCGATCCGGTCCTGTGCCTTCTTATTCAGCGGAGCTTCCATGGCGATCAATGCCTCGCCCGATAGGTTGGATCCAATCGAAAAAAAGTAATGCTTCGGCGTCCGTGTGATGGACGAGATCGCCGTGGCCAGGTTATCGATCGCCTTCAGGTAATTCTCCAGGTCGGCCATTGCGAATTGACCCGCCTGGGTCTGCTGCCCGAGCCCATCCCCGGCTGGCAGGTCCATGATCTCGTTCGGGGCATTCTTGATCTTGCCCTTGGTCTCCGCATTGCTGATGATGTACCGCTGCGGGAATGCCAGGTATTCCGCCGTCACCATCATGTCGGTCAAAAGTTTATTGATCCCGTTCTGCGGAGCGATCACGCTCTTCAGGTCACTCCTCGTCTTCCTCTGCGCCAGTCTGAAATGAAAGACCGGGATCTGCCCGAATGGATTATCCGCCTTGGCTGTTTTCATCGGGTCGAATGAATCTGCGCCCGATACATTATTCGAATCCGGCCTGCTTTTGTAATATTCCAGATGATCTGGATAATAAAGGGTCAGTTGGATTTTCTTTTTATCGTCCACGAACCATTTCGCTGCATATTTTTTCTTGCGCGGGAACTGCGCATCATAGAAGATATGGCAGAGCCTTGGGTCATTGGCATAAACATCCACCTGGCCTTCGTTGTCCTTCCAAACGATAACGTACGCCTCGCCCGCCACCAGCGCTGCTTCATGCGTCTCGTCGCTTTCCAGGTTCAGCTCCGTCCGTTCCCACATTTCCTTCCAGACCTTCGCCGCTGCTGCGTTCTTGACCTGGATCTCCCGCAGGTTGATCCGGTCGCGCGTGCTGTCGATAACCACGCTGCACCAGTTCTCTGCGAAATAAGCGTCCAGATCCTTGAAAATATCCTTCAGCCGAGTGGCAGTATAGGTCAGCGGCTGTTCGCCGTCGTAATAGGCAAAGAGCATGTCATAATTGCTCTGCTTGGCTTTTAGTGCCTCGAATGCTCGTTCCAGGTCAGTCGCCATAAATCATCCCTGATAACTCGATGCTACTTTTTTGTTCAGTTGTTTGCGCACCTTTTTGACCGCTCCGGAGACCACGACCACCTGATCATCATGCGTCCCTGCTGGATAAGCCAGCAGCTCCTCCAGGAATGGCCCGTTCCAGGCGCCGCGCACCAGGCGCATCTTCCCGGCCTGGGCTAAGGTCGAAAGGTCCTCTGCGTAAATTTCATTCATCCGTTCCGTCACCGATTCCGACCGCCCAAAAAGGCTGGCTTCCGCCAGACGGCCGTTGGTAAGCTGCGCGCTTTCCTTGCCTGCTGCAGCCGGGTCCTGCTGGTGCCAGATCGGGAACCGTCCATAAAGTTCGTATAATTCCGTTCCCATTTTCACGATCATCCGCTCGCGCTCGAATGGCGTCCATCGCCCGCGTGTCACCAGCTCGATATAAACGAACTTGTCCTTGTCTTCGCTGGCCAGCGCCCCTGCACTGAAATCTCCGCTCCGCCCGGTGCTGGCTGCCTTATCCCAATACATGGCACGGCTCACA